ATCTTTATAAGTGTATCCAACCAAACCCATTGGTAAATCACAAAAAACTAAGTTCTTAAAATAAATTTCTCTTGTTGTCATAATATTTTTTTTTCAAAGGTATAAAAATTAATTTACATACACATAACAAATGATAAACAACATTAAAACGATTGTTTCTTTATTCATTTTCTAATCCATCGTTAAGTGTGGCGTCCCAATCTGAAAATTCTTTCATCTCATCTTCAGTATATTCATAAGCACCATCAGGACCAATTTGAAAGTCATCAGATACATATGGTGTAAAAACCTCGTCATATTCACCTTTAATATGTTCGTTAACTGTTTCATCTCCATACCCTGCTGATTTTAATAAGCCTTTTAAAGCATCGCAAACTTCTCCTATTGATGAATCACATGGTAATTCTGCTGTGAATTTTCTACCATAATGTGATATTGTTACTATTGTTTGTTCTTGTTTATTCATTTGTTACCTCCGTATTCTCGTTTTATACATAATAAGTGTATGGTGTATATTCATATTCATTCCCTATATGTTCACACATTCCATGTCCCATATACTCTGACATCAAATATGATTCAGCATCTGAGTATGTTTTATGTGATATTCTTTTAGATTCTACCTCTTTCTGAACAATCTCAATCCATTCACCCCAAAAATTCTTTTTTTGGATAATATATTCAACTTCAGATCTCCCGTTATCATTTTTTAATTCATTAACACAATGAATTATTTCCACTATTCTAAATTTCATATTTTTTTTATTGTTTTTCCATGAGGAACTGGTTGACCATTTTCATCAATACTAACAAATACCATTTTATCTATTTTTAATATTTCATTTTTGGTATCTTTTATTCTGGCGACAACCTCTAAAATAACCGAAGTTCTACCAAATGAAACCACATCAACACCAATTTCAATAATATCGTTAAGATATGCTGGTTTCATAAAGTTAATTTCCGATACCAATTTGGTAACAATTTTATTTGTTTCTAACTGACACATGGTATAGATTGATGCTTCTTCGTCAATCCATTTTAATAATTGTCCGCCAAACAAAGACCCACCTGAATTGAGGTCTTCATATTTTATTAATTTCCTTGTTTTAAAGTTCATAATTCCATAATTAATATTCTTTTTGTATCATAAATCCGTAGGTCCATCTCAACCAAGCAAATTGTAAACCAAATGCTGGTGTTGTTACACCTGTCTCTAAGAAAGTGTGTTTATCATACCAAATACTAATACAAGGTATAAACCAAATTCTACCTTTAAAAGATATGAAACTATTCTGTGCTATAAACCAATTTTTCATTATTTTTTGCAATTTTTAATGCTATATCATATATGTCAGCTCGACTACCATTATGTTCTTTGGATAAAGAGTTAACTATTTCAAATACTTTAATTGTTAATCCCAATTTATGAGCTTCAATTAATGTTTCTTCTACTAATTCTTCGTTTGTCATGATTTTTTCTTTATATTATTCCATTCCTCAATAATGTAAGTTATGTTATCGGATAAATAGTCCATCTTTGATAACCAATCTAATACTTCTTTACACCCCAATTCATACGACTCTTCCATAGATTTTATCACACCATCTTTATCTAACATAAAGTTGTTACTTATGTTCTTTTCATAGATTTCTTGTAGTTTCTTTTCCATGGTTAAAGTTTTTTAAATTCAGGTTTAAGTATATTCCATATTATTTTGTCGTATGGTTTTCCATCCCACATTGCAAACATAACACTACGAAGGTTTGGATGTGAGTGTTTCATTACATGCTCCGCATACTCTTTCTTTGTTGGTTCCACTTCTCTATCAGTATATTTTCCATAACGGAAATAATAGTGAGATTTACCACATTGTTCCGAGATTTGATAGTGAGCATACTTTAATTCATTCGCATAATTCTTTATTTTTTGATAAAATTCATCAGGAACATCTTTTAATAATTCATTTACATTATCACCATTTAACAACATTTCCCATATACCAGTTGTGGATATGTTTGTCATTATTCTATGGAGACGTATGTATTCTTCACCTTTGATTTTCATTCGGTCTCCATTTGAGAAACGAACAACAAATCCTTCGGCATTATTATCGACTAAAGATTTCAATGATGTATAATCTTTAATTCCATCATATCTTTTAACGATATTTATACCAATGTTATTCAATAGATTTTTGAACCTAATATCATCACTATTATCTGAATGTATATTAACCTCATAACCACTTTTGGTGTGTATCATTCCAAGTAAAATCAAATCCTCAAAATCGTATCTACACACTATTCTGTTCTCAGAATAAATTATCTCAAAGAGATAAGTGTAGCCAGGATGTAATTTATTATAGTCATATTTTTCAAGTAATTTACGACCTTTTATAGATTGTTCTGATGTAAATGAACCGCGAGTTGAAAGTATCCATTCACCTTCGTAGTTGAATAGTACCCCCAAAGAACCATCCATTTTCTCATGAACCTCAAACTCTGTAGTTGGAGTGTGTTTATCCTCCTCGATATTAAAGAATTTTTTAAATGGTCTTGCAACCACATTACCATCATTATCTGTTACCAATCCACGACATTGGGTGGTTATATCATCCCAAAGGTTAGAATATTGCGTATTAGGAGTATAATTCCATATGGTTAATGGTAATGTCGGATGTGTTTGTTTATATAACAAACCATCCTCATAATACTGATTCAATGTTAGTAAAAATTCATTCATAACACAAAGATAGTAATTTTTTTGAAATAAAAAAATCCCCACCGATTAAGATGAGGATTTTTTTACATTTTTTACTTAATGATTAACATGTTTGTGTTTGAAATAGGAACCCTCATGACAGGAATTGCTGAAATAGCATTTTCATCCATTTTTTGCATGATTTCATAATGGGCTACATTAACTTTGACTGTTGATACGTTATCAAAAGTTTCTAATACGGTTGAAGATCCTCTTGGTCCATCTAATAGTTGAACTTGTTTTGTTGTTGTGTTGAATGTAAGTGTTTGCATATGTTTTTTATTTTATTTTTATTTCGAATCTATCATTCATTTGTTGGAGTTTTTCATCTGGTACTCCGTGTTGATTCACTCCACCATGTCGGTTTTCCACAATAATACTGAAAACCTGATATTCCCACTCTTTCGCCATATCCATATATGGTTTCATTTCCCATTCTTGGGTGAATGTGTTTGATACAATAATTGTTTCAAAGTCGTTAAAATTCATCCAATGTTCAACAACATCCTGACACCAGTTATGGGCATCTTTTATTTTTGAACCATCAAATTTATATTCACCATCTTTTACGAAAAACATATCCGATTCAATATGTCCTGTTGATTCATTTGATATTGATTTGGCAAATGTTGATTTTCCTGATCCTGGTAATCCTCTCAATAAGATTAATTTTTTCATATTATTCGTTTAATTCCTGAAAAATATAGGTCTTTTATTTTAATTAGACAAATAATTTTTCATATTCTTTTCTACCCTGACACTTTGTTTTTTCTTTAACATCCCAAAGATTTGTCCCACCACCTTCAGTCATATGACAATTGTGAGATTTGTTTGTTTTTTTTGAGAAATTAATAATCGTATTATTATGGTTATTTTTAATAACCCAAGGACACTCTTTACAAGGTTTCTTATTCATAACACAAATCTAACACTTTTTCCTCAAACCACAAAGGTTTTTCTCTACCTTTCCAAACAGCAAATCCTGATTTTGCTCCCATATAATAATTCCTATATGATTGAACAATTGATTTTACTTTAAATTCGTCAGGCATTGCCTTTGCCGGTTCAGTAAAACCAATATCAGGTATGTTTGGTTTATTAACCAAACACCATTCAATAACATCTTGAGATTTATGTCGTTTACCGTATCGGTAGGTATATTCATTACACAACTCCAAACCTAATTCACATAAATAAAGATAGTTGGATAAACTCTCACGAGCCCAAATAGAACATGGATGGTTTTTGTGTGATAACTTGTACGGTACATGTGCGGTATCATGTGCGGTATCATGTGCGGTATCATGTGCGGTTACATGATGAACACCGCATAAAAGTTGTGCAGTTTCCAATATCATTTTAACAACATGTTTATCAACATGATATTGAGCACACTTTTTTACATCATAATCGAGGAAAAATATATTCATACGCCAAAGGTACGAATTATTCTGTAATTAAAAAAATTGGATTTTGTTCACCAGCATAAAGACCCAAAATATTGTAGTCATAAAACTCTTCGGATTCAGACCATGTCATTCCGTCTCGTTCACATAAAATAGTTAAAATTTTATGTTTTGAATATAAAATTCTTGGTCCATTACCAAATTCTTCAACAACTCCAAGTATTGCTTCATCTAATCCATCAAGTTTGATGGCTCCTTCAGCTATTTCATCAATGTCGTAATCTTCAATATTCATTTTATATTTTTAAAGTGATAAGAAAAAACAGAAGAGTCCAAAGTTCGGCGAAAGTAAAGTACCAAGATACTATCAAAAAAATGAGAACTCTCCATGTTTGATATAATTATAAATCTAAGTTTTATGATAGTCAAACAAAAATTGAGTTTTTGTAGGTATTTATAAATAAAAAAATTATGAGAGGATATTTTGGATTAGGTCAATTATCTGCAGCTGAAAAGTCAGATATTTTAGACCAACACAAGAGTGTATACAATGGTTACCAAACAATGCAACCACAGGTGTCTAACACACAGCCATTAACAGTATATGACTTTGCTGGTGATAAAGAAGGTTTAGTTGTTAATAATAAAGGTGAAGTTAAAAAATACACCAATATGGGAATCAACGAACAAGTTGAGACCAAAGAAGTTTGTGATGATTGCGGAGCAATGATTATGGATGGTATGTGTACCGAATGTAATTACGGTCATATGGAAGAATCATACCTTGAAGAAGGTAATATGTGCGAACAATGTGGTGGTACCATGAAAGAAGATGTTTGCGAGCAATGTGGTTCAGGAAAAATGGAAGAAGAAACTGGTCATTTAGATGACATTTATAAAGTAAGAGATTTAAACCTTAAAAAAGGTGATTACGATTACGTTGAAGGTGGCGGGAATGATTACGGAACATTTGAGGGAATGCACAAAAATCTTTATAAAGAACAAGATGATGATGATTTCATGGATTATGAATCATCTTACACTGAAGATGGTATGGATGACCCAGATAATGAAGATGACGGATATGAAGATATGAACGCATCTGAAGTTACTGATGGTGAAATGGATGAGATTGATATCAAAGATTTAGTAAAAGGAAAAAAATACAGATATAAATCACCTTCACATCAAGATGATGTTGAATTCGGTGATGAGCGTGAATATCACGATGGTAAAAATATGTACGGATTTAAAGGTGGTGACACAGGATACTCATTAGGTAAAAGAGGTGTTGAAGATTTCATTAATAATTTAGATGATGAAGATGAGGAACTTTACGAACAAGGATTTACTGGTGGTGGAAACGCTCCTGACATGGATTTAAGTAATATTGACCCAGGTTATGATTTTGAATCTGATGGTCCAGACCAATTTCAAAAATCATCTGACAACCTTGATGTTGAGGATGAAGATGAAGAATCAGAAACACCGGCATTTGATTTTGAATCAGGAGGTCCAAATAGTGGTTATCCTGTTTTTGAAGATGATATGTATGGATATGACCCAGAAAAAGATTACGAAACAATGGAGTCTGCATGGGATGACGATGAGGGAGAATTAGACGAACAACCAGATATCTCAGGAGCACAAGGAATCTATGGTGCCATGAAAAAAGCATATGATTTTGATAGCGATGGGCCTGGTAAAGGTGGACCTTATCAAGAATTTTCATACGAAAGTGAGTTAGATGAAGAGGATGAGTTTGAAGAAGTTGATGAAGACCTTAAAGAATCATTAATCAATCAAAAAAACAAGATTATTGAAATGTTTAATAGAATAAAAAAATATAATTAAAAATAAAACCCTAACAAAATTAGGGTTTTTTTTTGTGTCATTTTTGTTTTTACTCATTTTCCTGATATTTGTTAGTAAATTAAACATTATGGAAATTAAAGAAATTGTTTCATATTTTTTAAATGTGGAATCAAACATTTTGGAAGTATCATTTAGAACTATTAATGATGAAGATGATGTTCTTAGAACAGATAATATTGATTATTCAATAGCTGAAGAGTACGGATTTATTCTTGAAACCGAAGATTTCGGATTTTATGACGATGAATTTGACGAAGAAGAAGATTTGTTTGAAGAATCTTCAAAAATTGAATTGGATGAAGATGAACTTATTTCGTTTTTAAATGAATATTACGAGATAAATCCAAAATCATTACCAAAACCTGAATTATATTAAGGACCAACTCTGGTTAAATACAAAGTCATAACTTGTTTTTCACCAAAAACACCTTTAAACCAAGATCCTGCACTTCTTAATTGGAGGGATTCAAAACCATCATCCTCAATTAAAAAAGTTAATGTTCTTGCGGAACCATCTAAAGTAACATAATCAAATTGTAAAAATCCGCTATTATAAGAATTGTTAGATAATATTCTGTAGAATATTTCATTTGGTGATGAACCGTATTGCCAAAGGTCTCTACCTGTAGGATTAACACCTAACTGATTCATTCTAACAGTTGAATAATCAAAATGAAGGTAGAAACGATTAATAAATATTGAATCTATTGGGTCAGGTAATATAGGATTAACATATACATCACCAATTGTGTATAATGAGTCCCTTGTTTGATTTTGGTCAACGTTGGTAATGTTCAATTTTGACACGACATATTTACCACTTAAAGTTACATCACTTGTTTCTAATACAAACTTTTCACAAGATGTAAGTAAAAATAAAACTAATATAAGATATAATTTTCCCATGGAACAAATATACTAAATCTTTTCTAATAATAAAAATATTTATTACTATGAATTTAGACGTAGATTTTTTAATAGATTTTTTCAACAAGTATTCAAGTAAGGATTCTAAAAAAGAAATGGGAGAACAAGAAGCGGCCGCAGCAGCACCATCATCACCATCATCAGGAGGTGGAGGAAGTGTACCTAAATGGTCAGATTCGTATCAAACAAAAAGAGGTAAAGCTAATATGTTAGGTAAAGGTGGAGAAAAATGGAATACAGGATTAACCAGAGGTTCCGCAAACCAAATTTGGTAATAACGATATATTTATAATAAAAAAAGATTATGGTACAACCCAATTATAGCCCGCAAGAATCATTAGAGAGGGTAAAATTAATGATGAAGTATGATACTTCAAAAACATTAAATGAAAATAAAGGAATAATTAAAGAACAAGATAATACTGATGCCGATGTTGGAGAAATTCAGAGAGAATTAGACGAATTTAATTCAAATGAGCAAAAAATTGTAGATATTATCAAAAAATATAATAATAAGTCGTCATTCCAAAACTTTTTAAACAAATATAAAACAATTACAGGAAAAGATTTTGGTGAAGATGTATATAGGGCAATAAGACCTAATACGGATCCGACTGAGTGGAACGATTTAAAAACTCACTTATCATCTTTTGGAATTACTTTAGGAAAATCAGTGAATTCACAAAGTCGTGGAATAGCAACCTTCCAAGGGTTAAGTGATCAAAAAGACACAGACAACTCAAAAATAAGTGGAGGAACAGATAATTCAGGTGGTAGTAAATACACTTCATGCCCTGATACATTACCAATTAAACAATTTTGTAAAAATGAAACCATTAAAAAAGTTCAAGCTTGTTTAAGAATGCCAATAAAATATCAAACAGGTAATTTTGGTCCTATAACACAAAAGGCTTTAGAAGGTAAAGGTCAAGATGGGACAACAATTACAACTGAAACAATTGTTGCAGTATGTGGTAATTCAGCAGCAGGAACACCAGCAGCAGGAACACCAGCAGCAGGAACACCAGCAACAGGAACAACTCCTGAAGTTGATGGTGAAATAATCACTATAGATGGGACTAAACAGGATTTTTAAAAATTAAAAAAATGAATAAATTTAACTTACAAGAAGGTGAAAAAAGTCGAATACTTTCAATGCATAAAGCATTGATTAAAGAACAATTAGCAGGTAGTGGTGACCCCAAACCACCTGCAACACCTGAAACCCCTGCAGCACCTAAAGCACCAACTCCAGACGTACCAAAATCAATAGAAGACCAATTACAGGGATTTATTGATAATGGTTGTGTTAAGAATGGTAATGTTGTTAAGATGAGATCAGGTAAATCTGCAATTAAACAAGAAAGTACAAAAACACCTGGTAAATTTAGATACTTTTTTATTGACAATACTGTTGGTATGGCTGATGAAACAGGTAAATTTCAAATATTACCAAATAAATGGGCATGTAATACAGCTGCGATTGCGGCAACTAATACAACTCAAAAATTAAGTGATGATGTTTTACAAGAGAAGAAAAATAAAGAAGGTTGGATGGAATATAGTGAATTACCTGGTAAAGGTTATAGTCAATTAGAAGCAGACCAAGGAAAATATACAACAGAAAAATTTAAAACTAAGACAGGTCAAGTAATTACACTTTACAAACCAAAAACTGGTGCGGTGATGGGTGGACAACAACAAGGAATGTCCGCAGAACAAAAGGCATTTATTACTAAATGGGAAGGAAAGAAAGGTAAACTTAAATTAACACCTGAAGAACAAGCGTCACGACTTTATAGACAAATTGAAATACCTGGAAGTAGAGAAGTTACAGGATGGGAAACAACAGGTTTAAAAATGTTTTTTTCAGTTGATGATATAAAAGACATTTCAGGTGAGAGTAAAGACTTAAAGACAACAATTGAAAATCAAAGAATATCATTAGATGAGTGTAAGGCATTTGTTGACCAATTCTTTGCAGGATACCAAGATGATACAGATATTCCTGATTTTGATATTGTAAAACGTAAAGTTCAAAGATGTAAGTCATTATATTCACCAAATCCTACCAAAAATAGAAAAAATAAATGGGGAATATTCTCAGGTCAAAAAAATAAAATTGATATTTTAAGTGGCTTAGTTGTAGGTCAAGGACCGTCAAGAAGAGGTGAAGACGCTAAATGGAGATTAAACTAATATACTTATGTTAGAAAAAAAGGTAAGAAAGTCTTTAATTGAGACTAAAGAAAGAAAGGAAAAACTTTTAATTGAGGAAACTTTAATTAAAAATAGACTTTCGATAATACTTGAAGGTGTTAATAGTGATAAAGAGTTTAAATCTTTATCAGAAAAAAAACAACTTAGAATAAGTTCAAAATTTATTCAAGAACTTTCTTATTTACAAGAAACAAAATTAATTAATGAACAAAATTTAGGTTCATTAATGCAATCATTATTTGGTGGATGGTTTGGTAATTTAACTCAAACAATTTTTGAACCAATGTTTAGTAAAATACTAACACCATTATTTGGTGAAGGATTTTTTACTGATTTTTTAACATCGTATTTAACATCAAGACCATCAGATGTTATAAAATCTTTTAATGATTGTAAATTAATGACAAAATTAATTGCACAAGGAGTTGCTGAAGCAATTGCAATGCAAGTAATGAGAAGTAAAGGTTTGACTGGTTCAGGTTATGTATTTATTAGAAATACCATGGGCGACGTTTTAACAGGGACTGAATTTATTTCAGGTATTGAAAAAGGTCTTGAGAATACTGTTTGTAGTATACTTGGTAAATTTAGTGATAATGCCGAAAAAGTTGTTGAAAAAGTAAAAGGGAATTCTGTAGATAATACAAAACCCGCAGTTAGTTAACCACGGGTAAAAGGAAATTCAAAGAGTGAAGACTCTTGAATATAAATGAGAACTAAAACAAAGGGGGGTGTTCTAAAATCTCAAAATAAGAGGGGCTAATTACCCTTCTTTTTTGTTACAATCTCATCAATTAATCCGTAATCAAGAGTTTCTTGTGACGAGAACCATAAATCTCTGTCAGCGTCAATTTTTATTTGATCTGATGACTTTCCACAATATTCTCCAAGTAAATTAAAGATGGTATCGTTAATTTTAGTCCATTCTTCAAAATTTACTTTTGCATCTGCGTAAGTACCTTGAAACCCTGACGATGATTGGTGTATCATAGTTCTTGAAAAGTTAAGTGAGCTTCTCTTACCTTTTGTTCCTGCGCCTAACAATACAGCTCCCATAGATGCACACATACCAACATTAACTGTTCTAACATCGCATGTAATGTAATTCATTACATCAATCATACTTAATCCCGATTTTATACTCCCACCACCACTATCCAAATGAAGTGTAATGTCTAACTTATCTGTATTATCCAAAAACATAAGCTGTGCTTGAACAACAGTGGACATTTTATCATTTACAGGTCCTGCGGCCCACAATATACGGTCACGAAGCAACCTCGAAAAAATATCCATTTGAGTTACTCTCATCTCTCTTTCTTCCAAAATATATGGAGTCATTGAAGATTCGATTTGTTGTGTAAAGTAATCCAAGTGTGATGATGGTTTACCTAAATGTTTTGTGTAATACGATTGAAATTCTTGTCCGTAATTCATGTTATTTTTATTTTTTTATACAAATATAAGGGAAATATTGAGTAATACAAATATTTTATTCGATTTCAGGTTCTTGAGTTTCTTCAGGGTTTGGGCCTAAATTAACCGCCATACCTTCTTCAACATCTTCATCACATTTAAAAATGTGGATTTGGTTATTTTGTCTGAATACGATTACTTTTTTAACATCGTCTCCCAACTTAACATCTCCATTAACATCAACAACAATACCTTCGTCTTCTTTGAAGATAAGACCTAATGCTCTTGCGAACAACATTGATGCGTTTAGTAAATCTTGAGGGTTTTGTTCTTGCCCTGCTTGTTCTGGGTTTGTGTAATTTTCCATTTTTTAATTTTTCTTTTTTATAATTTTAGTAATTTTTTTTAATAAACAAAGGATTGTTGGTAATCATTCCACACTTTATTTAATAATCCATTTTCATTTAATAATGATGGGACGTATGGTTTTACCTTCATTATCATTTTTGCTTCTTCAGGAGTTTTATCCCCCTTTTTAAGATTACATTTAAAACAACATGTAACTAAATTGGTCCATTCATTGCGTCCGCCTCTTGATTTAGGTATAACATGGTCCAAAGTTAATTGTTTTTTTGAACCGCAATATACGCATTCGTGATTGTCTCTTTTATAAATTCTTGTTCTATTAACTCTAATATTCCTTGTGTTATACTTAATGTAACTTAATAGTCTTATAATTAAAGGTCTAACATAGGTGTTATAACCTGCTGTAATAGGGCATTCATCAGATTTTATAATCTCAGCCTTACCTTTATCTACAAGTACAAACCCCCTCCTTGTTGAAGTTATATTCAATGGGGTAAAATCATAATTCAGTACTAATACTCCGTTCATTTTTATTATTTTTTTTTTAATGATAGGTTATTTTTTTTGCAAAATCAAAAATTTGAAATAATTACTTCATTTGTATTCTTTTCAACTTTTACTGTTGATACTGATGCCGCCCATGAATTATACGACATACTTATATTTTTCACATTGTATTTTACGGACCAATCAATTAGGTTTTGATTTATTTGATTTCTGTGCGAAAAAGTGTTTGATAGAATAAATTGGTATCCATCATTATTTAGTTCGTCAATATATTCTAAAAGTAATTCCTCGTCTTTTTTTTCCCAACCACCATATTTAAATTTAGATGCGATATATGGTGGATCTAAATAAATAACATCTTTCTTTTTATCTATTTTAGATAAATCCAAATCACTATACTTGCCACATATAATTTGAATGTCTTTCGTTTTAACGATTTTTTGGTGATCCTCAATTCGTTTAAAATCAACTTCTTTCATTCCAAATGGGACATTATAACCATTTTTACTGAATCTCAATAAAGAATTAAAGGATAGTTGTAATAATAGATGTAACATATGAACATTTTCATTGGAGGTTCCAACCTTTACGTATGATTTATTAAAATCATTCCTTAGAGACATGTAAGATTCCTTATTTCTACCATTTTGGAAGTATTTCTTATATGTTTCCTCCATTTTTTCCAAAAGATTATCATCTAAAAGTGAGTTATGTAAAGAAACTACATTTGTATCAATATCAATACCTTGACCTCCCTTGTTTGAATTGTAAAGACAAACTCCCGACCCTATAAATGGTTCATGAACCATCTCAAACTTTGATAATACGTCTGATAGGTAATTGTTATATATTCTAAATTTATTACCACTATATGAAAATGGTCCTTTAATTAATTCTTTATTCATGTGTGTTATATTTTTATAATATAATATATAATAGGTTATTTTTTTTAAAAAATCAAAGAGGTGAGTGATCTTTATTTGGAATTATAATTTTTATTTGTATCTTTGTGGTGTTAAAAAGATATAATAATGAAAATAACATTAGAAACAGGACAAAAATTATGGTTTACATCCGATACTCATTATGGACATACTAATATATGTCGCGGTGTAAGTAAATGGAAGGATTTTAACGGTAATGTACCTATAAAACAAACTCGTGATTTTAAAACATTGTACCACATGAATGATGCTATTGTTGAATCAATCAACAATGTTGTTGGTGAGAATGATATTTTATTTCACTTGGGTGATTGGTCATTTGGTGGGTTTGAAAATATTGCCGAATTTAGAAACAGAATTGTTTGTAAAAACATCCACTTGATATTAGGTAATCACGATCATCATATTGAAAATAATAGAGATGATATACAGGACTTATTCAGTTCAGTGAACCAATATCTACGGTTACAAGTATCTGTTTACCCAGGTACTGTATTACATACTGGTAAAGTAGATTTAGTATTAATGCATTATCCAATCGCAAGTTGGCACAACATGAATGATAATGTTATACATTTACACGGACACGTTCATTTACCTCCAAATAAAAAATTGGCACAAGGTAAAGCTATGGATGTTGGAGTTGATGGAAATGGTTTGATACCTTATTCATTAAATGAAATAACCAGAATAATGGATAAGCAACCTATCACTAAATTATCTTTACCTCAAGACCACCACGAGGAAAGAATAGAAGGTAATGGTGGAAATAAAAAGGGAGGATCAAAATTTTAACTATGAAAAAAGACAATATTATTATCGACTATTATGTTGATTTGAAATCATTAGATTGGATGAAAGACTTATTTAGACAAAATAACTATAGTGCTATTGATGAACTTGAGTTATGGAATTCATTATTAAATGTTCCAAAGGAAAACTTACCTGGACGTGCACCATCTTTAAACTATAATCAAAACGGAATATGAATAACTATAAAGTAATTGAAGCACAATATATTCTTAGATTGGAAAAGGAAGTTAATGATCATCTTAAAGATGGATGGTTATTATCAGGAGGTGTTAATACCACGACAGTCGTTAAACCAACTTTTAATGGTATAGAGTCTTGGATTACGTACTCACAAGCCATTTATAAAATTAACTAATATGAATAGAGAATTCGCACCTTACGAACCATCATTAAATTTAAAAGAATTGGGATTTGATGAACCTTGTTTTGGGTATTATTTATGTAAAAATTCTGCATTTGGTGTTGAATTAGAATTAACAACAAATTGGATTGATTTACTACCTTATGATTCATCAAGTTGTAAAGCACCACTTTACCAACAAGCATTTAGATGGTTTAGAGAGAAGTATGGTTACTTACCTAATATCCATGATTTTAATGGAAATTTTAAAGCTACTTTAAGTGGTAATTGTAATTGGTTAGGAAGTTGGACAAAAACTTACGAAGAAGCAGAACTTGCTTGTCTTAAAAAATTAATTGAAATAGTAAAAAATAAATAATATGAATAAAGAATTTGTACCTTACGAACCATCATTAGCTTTAAAAGAATTAGGATTTGATGAACCTTGTTTTGCCAATTATACTGTTATTCCTGAAGACAAAATAAATTGGTTTACTATCCCTGAACAAGGTATTACCGATAAAACTAGTTTTGGTTCAAGTAAGAATTACAACAGTAAATCTTTTGAAGAAGAAGGTACTATTTCAGCACCACTTTACTCACAAGCATTTAGATGGTTTAGAGAGAAGTATGATTTATTTGGAGTTGTAGAAGGAAAAGGATATGACTACAAAAGATATTACGTTTATAGTATTAATGGTAAATGGCATCCATCTCGACCTGGGTTAGATACATACGAAGAAGCAGAACTCGCTTGTTTAATTAAATTAATAGAAATAGTAAAAAATAATGAATAAAGAATTTGTACCTTACGAAGAGTCGTTAGCTTTAAAAGAATTAGGATTTGATGAACCTTGTTTAGCACATTGGTATAATGAAACACCAACAAACTCAGAAGGTCAGTGTCTTGTTTATTATAAAAAACCTTGGGATAATCAAAAGATTATAAACGGAGTTATTAGAGACTATTATTTTGCACCAACCTACTCCCAAGCATTTAGATTTTTTAGAGAGAAGTATAACGCTCATATATACCCACAAAAGTTTACAGATAATACTTGGTATGTTAGTTGGGCAGATTGGGAAAGTCCTGTATTTGAAACCTACGAAGAAGCAGAACTTGCTTGTTTAATTAAATTAATAGAAATTGTAAAAAATAAATAATATGAAAAAAATATATCTAGATGATGTTAGAACACCTGTGGACCCAAGTTGGGTGGTTGTTAGAAATTACGAGCAATTTGTAGATAAAATTAATGAAATTGGTTTAGAGAATATTGAATTGATTTCATTAGATCATGACTTGGGTGATAGTGCCATGGTAGAATGGTATAATAATGTTTATCACAATTATGAATTGAATTATGATAACATCACCGAAAAAACTGGAATGGATTGTACCAAATGGTTAGTGGAACAATGGATGGATGGTAAACCAGTTGTAGATGTTGTTATTCATTCCGCAAATGCTATTGGTAGTGGTAATATGATGGGTTATATTAACAATTACAGACACATTAATAGATTACCACAAAATTGTGTTAGAGTTCAAATTGATCACACAGTTTACTAAATAATCTTTTTTTTGGAATTGTAATTTTTATGTATATCTTTGTAGTGTTAAAAAAATACGATTATGAAAAACAACCCAACAATCAAAATACCTCAAAATGCGTCTGAAATGATGTTAACCACGAATGATGACATTATTCAATCAATACCACCTGATGATGAGTTCTCAGAGTGGGATGTAACCTTAATGGATGGTTTAGAAAACGAACCACCGTACAACCTTACAGATGATTGGGATAACATCAACGGAGATTTGGTGTAATTCTAAACATCCTAATGGACCCTTAGCTCAGATGGTCAGAGCGGCGCGCTCATAACGCGAAGGCCGCAGGTTCAAGTCCTGCAGGGTCCACAAACAAATAAAAATAAACTATTATGCAACTAATATTTAACATTATCGTAACAATTTTATTTTTCTTACTTAGTATTATGTGGGGGAAAAAAAGTCTTTTAGACGTTTCAGTTAAAACCTTACTATTTGGGTTATCTATTTACGGATTAATTTTAGTTATGTCGCATTTTGGTTATATCATAAAACAATAATTTATGTACAGCGGAAAAATAATAAAACAATTTTCGGTAGGGTTATTAACAATAATAATATCAGGTTGCAACTTTGATATGAACAAAAAACCTGAACCAAATACGGTATCACAACCTGTTGAAATTAAACAACTTGGTACATCTACAGAACCATATGATAGATATTATCAAATTTACACTTTAGAAGGATGTGAATATATTGTGGTAGATTTTGGAAACAATAAATGGGGAACCCACAAGGGAAATTGTAAGAATCCAATTCACAATAAGACAAAATAATTTATGAAAATAGCGGTTATTGCACACGATGGAAAAAAGGCTGACATGGTTGCCTTTGTAATGAAAAGATTGGAATTCTTCAAAAGGGTTGATGTTATTGCAACGGGAACAACAGGAAAACATATTGAACACGCAGGATTAGATGTTCAATGTATGAAGTCAGGACCACTTGGTGGTGATGCCCAAATTGCGTCAATGATTGCCGATGGTGAAATCTCAGGGGTTGTATTCTTTATTGACCCGTTGGAAGTTCATCCTCACCAAGTTGATGTAAACATGTTGTTAAGGATTTGTAATGTGTATAACACACCTTTGGCAACAAACTACATGACCGCATCATATATTATTTCAGGTTTGGAAAAAAAGTTGAACCAGGAGTTGGCAAGTTAGAAAAAAGTATTATCTTTGTATTACCAATTTTAATAACTATGATAAACAATACAACAAAATTAGCAAAACTAACAAGTTTTTATGATACCACACTCAAAGCAACACCAAATCAACTAGTTGAAATATTAGGTGAAATGACCCATAAAGGATCTGGCGACGGAAAGGTGTCAATGGAATGGGTTAGAGAAATGGGTGAAGAAGAAATAATTACAATATATGATTGGAAATATTATCGCAATATTGAGATGGATGAAGAAATTGAATGGCACATTGGAGGATATAATAAAGCCACTACCGAATTAGCAAAAGAAAAAATTTTAACACTTTTAAATAAATAAACATATGCCAGAATTTGACACATACGTAGATGTTGATGTAGATGACTATATATCAGCATGTAGTAAACGAGAAATTGATGAACTTATTGACGCATTAATTGAGGATGGACATATTAGTCCAAGCGCAGCAAAACTACCCAATCATCTTGGGTTTTTAGAAAGTCTTTTCTTTGAAAAAATGGAAAAGTTAAAAGAAAAATATTATCGTCTTTCAAAAGAAGATGAAAGTATTTTGGAAGATTTATTTAAAAAATACTTATAAGAATTGACTTTTAGGGTTTTTGACTATATTTATAAAAACATTATGAAAAATTTGAACACATTTAATAGAACAGAACCAACACCGGCAAACGACGGATTAGGTAATCTATGCTTATGTTCAGATCTTAAATAATGGAATAATAAAAAGCCAAATTTAAAAACCCTGAACATAAAAAGTTCGGGGTTTTTTGTTTTATAAGGTTTTTTGATTATCTTTGTAGTGTTCTTTGAAATATGGAAAATATAGAGTAGTTGACTAATTGGTAGGTCCCTTATTTTGGGGGTAAGTGCGTGCAAGTTCGAGTCTTGCCTACTCTACATAATGTCTCTTTAGCTCAGTTGGTTTAGAGCAATTGTTTGTTAAACAATAGGTCACAGGTTCAAGTCCTGTAGGGGACGCAAATGTGTCTCGGTCCGCTCTGACGAAAGTCAACGACGAGGTCTCGGTGGACATAACGCGTCTGATTCCACCCAAAATGCGAGTATAGTATAGTGGTTATTATGCCTTCCTTCCAAGTAGGATACGCCGTTTCGATTACGGCTACTCGCTCTGAGTCGGTTTTTGTTCCTTTTCTTGGTATTTATTGAGAAAAGGAATTTATGCCAAGAAAACAACACAAATATCATTACATTTATAAGACAACAAATATTATAAATGGAAAATTTTACATTGGGATGCACTCAACCAGTAATTTAGAAGACGGTTATATGGGTAGTGGTGAAAGAATAACAAGAAGTTTAAAAAAATATGGTAAAGAAAATTTTAAAATTGAGATTTTAGAAATGTTACCAAATAGAGATTTATTAAAAAAAAGAGAGAAAGAAATTGTAAACCAAACATTATTAGAAGATAAATTATGTATAAATTTAGTTTATGGTGGGGGTGGAGGTTTTATAAGTCCTGAAGGTGTTAAAAAAGGTAGAAAAACAACTGATAAAATATTACAAGAAAGATATGGTGATAATTTTTTAAGTGTGATTTTCAAAAATTATTATAAAACGGTGACACCTGAAAAAAGAAAAATACAACTTGAAAAAATAAAACAAAGTAAGATTGATTCTGGTTTTGATTTTGGTGGTACTTTTAGAGGAAAAACCCACAAAGATGAAACAAAAAAAATAATTGGTGAAAAAAATGCAATACATCAAAAAGGTGAAAAAAATTCACAATTTGGTACTTGTTGGATAACAAATGGAAAAGAAACTAAAAAAATTAAAAAAATTGACTTATATTTGTATCCTGAATGGGAATTAGGTAGAACTATAAAAAAGACGATATAAAATAAATTGGAATAAAGTTGGTTCGAAACCGACTATCGTCTCACTGAGTAAGAGATACTCATAAGATTTGACACCTTTGCTTTAAAATGGTGTAGTTGTCGCCCACCACGACTTTAGAGGAGGGGGTCATGGGAATAAAGGATACTGGCATGTTTCCTCCCAGTAATGCTGATTTATATTTTCATGTGGTAAGACACTAATGCGTTTGTTTTTAAGAAAACTAAACCGTTAAAATCTACTTATCCGCAATCTCAGGATGGGGAGCCAACCAAGCTAAACTACGATACGGGTTAATACCTGTGGGTTAGGGGTGACGGTCAGGAAAGACTGACAATTTTGGTCTCATGGTTGAATGGTTACAATTCCACCCTGTCACGGTGCGAGATACGGGTTCGAATCCCGTTGAGACCGCAAAAAGCCTCCTTAGCTCAGCTGGCTAGAGCAACTGATTTGTAATCAGTAGGTCGTTGGTTCGAATCCGACAGGAGGCTCATTTTTAATTTTAAAATAAACAAAAATTGTATGAAAAAACTAAAAGAAATTTCGGGAAAAGATGTGATAGTTATTCTTGTATTTATTGCGTGGGTTGTTGGAATGGTTTATATATTATCTAATACAAAAATCGTATAGTAAACAATGGGGATGTAGCTCAGTTGGCTAGAGCGCTTGATTTGCATTCAAGAAGTCGTGGGTTCGAGTCCCTCCTTCTCCACAAATAAATAAATAAAATATGGCACATCCTAATATACACGCAAAAAGTTCCGCAAAAAAGTTTGGTGGGAAACCTGAAGACTACATTCATTTACACGAGTGGTTAGATGAAACCAAAAGTTGGATGGGAGATTCTTTGCATAGAATGTTCAGACATCATAGTGAGGGTATTTTTGAAATGGAAAAAAAGTTTGGGACAGAATTCATTAATAGTGATGAAAAAATTGTTTACACTCGTTATGTTGGAGAACAACACGTAAAAGAAGATTGTAACAATTATTTACCATCGGCAAAAGAATGGATGAACAATATTTTAGAAAATAAACGACCTCAATGGATGTTGAGGACACTTAAAATAGAAGATTGATATTTATTGTTATGATAGAAATTTTAACTTCAGAAGAAAAAAAATACTTAAACAGAACTTGTAACTATCTTGCGTCATTAGGTATGACAGAAGGTCTAATTGGTGTTGAAATGGATTCAGACCAATATGACTTATCACATGAAAATATTGATTGGAAATACATTCAACATTTTGATAATAACTATAGAGCAGAACTACCTGAAGGATTACTACCAATTCTTAAAAAAGTAATGAATCATGTTATTGATGAGGATTTATATGATTATCCTGATATTGACTCAATGAGTTATCAAAGAATTGAGATTGAAATTGATTGTACCCGAAAAGAACTTACAGTAAGTCACAATTATTCATATTATGGTAGAGGAGATGGTAGCTCAGTTGAATATGATTCTGATGAAGATAAAGAAAGATTTGATAAGTGGATGGAAGAAGACATGCAAGATGTTGAGGTCCCAAGTGATGGTATTTTAACTTTAAGTTACAATGGCGGTGGAGATTCTGGTTATATTGAAAGTTCATTTGACGAAGTCTTGGATGCGGTTCCTGCATCAATTGAAAATTGGTGTTATAGTCAACTTGAAAGTCATTTCGGTGGTTGGGAAATCAACGAAGGTTCTGACGGACGATTCATCTTTAATTTCAACAATTCAACCGTTGATTTAGACCATACTTACAACACAGAAGAAAGTGAATCAAATACTTTGTTTGAGGTTAACTTTTCAATATAAGTTGTAATCTTTAATTTTATTTCCTAAATTTGTATTAAGAAAGAAACCAAAGTCGCCTGGGTGGTGTAACGGTAGCCACGCTAGACTTAAAATCTAGTGGACATAAACGTCCGTGCGGGTTCAAGTCCCGCCTCAGGTACAAATATGGTCTCATAGCTCAGATGGATAGAGCAACGGTTTTCTAAACCGTAGGTCGTAGGTTCGAATCCTACTGGGACTACAAAATCATTATCGTACCTTAGTGAGATACGACGCAATTTATACACTTAAACAACACGGGAGGGGCGTCTTTCCCGATGTGGCTGAAGCGATAATGATATTTGCCCCGATGGTGGAATGGTAGACACTCAAGTTTTAGGAACTTGTGTCGTAAGACGTGTCGGTTCGAGTCCGACTTGGGGTACCAAAAAAAAATATTTGACAAATACGAAACTTTTCGTATTATTGTAATAATTATAAAACAATGAGAACATCAATTAAACATATGTCGTCGATTATTAAGCAACAAGAGGTATTCTGTAGCTGGTATCGTCATATGCAAAATTGAGTTCGGATATTAGGTAGTACGTTAATAACAAGTTAGAAATAACAAGATATTAAAACCCCGAACTTTGAAAAAAAAGTTTGGGGTTTTTTGTTTTTATCAAACTTTCGTATTACCTTTGTATTCACAAACAAGAAGAAAGTTCTTTGACATCTTGGAAAAAAATAGTCCTTTAGCTCAGTTGGTTAGAGCATCTGGTTTACATCCAGAGGGTCGTAGGTTCGAGTCCTACAGGGACTACACAATTGGCCCTTTCATCTATCGGTTAGGATATTAGGTTTTCATCCTAAAAAGACGGGTTCGACTCCCGTAGGGGCTACCGTAAAGTCGGGGAGTAGGTTTTTATGTTGGTTGGTACCTACTCCCCCAGACAAAAAGAAATTGATAATGGTTTTCTCCATTCAACGGATGTCGACAATCCAGAATGGAATCAGAATTCATCACCCTTTGCTGAGGCCTCATTAAAACTCAGGAAGCAATTAAGATTGGGACGAGACGGGTATCCCAACATTATCAACAATATTGTGTTGTTCCTGTGAGATAGGAATGAAATAGTCGGACGTATTTTAAATGTAATACTGTTTGCACAACACAGAGGACTTCTCAACCTCAAATTTGGTGTGATAGCTCAGTAGGTAGAGCAGTAGACTGAAAATCTACGTGCCGGTGGTTCGATCCCACCTCTCACCACGGAGTCCCGAAATAACGGGAAACCCCCACTCCCACATGGCAGCCAGTCCGTTAACCTGGTGAAGTGGGGTAAAATGGTCAGGTGGCGGAATTGGTAGACGCTATGTGGTAAAGCTAACCACAAACAAAGCTGTGACGGACTCAAAAGTACAATGAGTTGAAATAGAAGATTACGCACGGTTATAGGTTCGAATCCTGTCCTGATTACAAAAAAGATTTGGTGAATTAAAATATTAAACATATCTTTGTATTGTTAAAAAAATAGTCATGGAAGATAAAAAATCATTAAATAAAATCAAAAGAGAAACGCAATTGTTTTGGCTTGGTGAAAATCGCCTTATCAAATGGTCGGATATTAAGCATTTACAATTAGAAGATGATGATGTAATCAGGTCATCATGGGAAGAGGACGATGATGACGGACGCGGGCTCTATGTCGGAGAAATCACTAGAATGGTTGAAGAAACTGATGAACAATATCAAAAACGTCTATCTAATAATGAACTACATAATAAATGGGAAAAAGAAAGACGTTACGAAAGTTATTTAAAACTTAAAAAAGAGTTTGAAGAATAAAATATAGTCAGGTGGCGAAATTGGTAGACGCAGTCCTCGGGATAATGTCAAGAGGGTCGCGCCCTCAATTTACAGGTTCGAATCCTGTCCTGGCTACAAAGGCAGATTGTTACTAATTCATAGCACCTGAAGAAAGTGGGAATGTCATAGAATTAGAATTTAGTCAGGTTGCGGAATGTTAATAATTAACTTAGTGCAAGAATTAAGCTAACTAATAGTGGCGAGGAACCACAACTAAGTTAATTATTAACCATAAAAAAAATTTGGCGGATTAAAATATTATACATATCTTTGTATTGTTATAAAATAGTCAGGTGGCGCAAATGGATGACGGTCAAATAGGAGATAATATCAATAGGATGAAAGTATACAGGTTCGAATCCTGTCCTGACTACTAAAATTAAATGTTATGGAAACGATTAATATTACAACAGAAGAACTAAAAAAATTAGTTGAAACAGCAATTCAATTTGGGATCGATAGTCCTGAATTAGTCCCAAACCAAAAAGGAAGAGAAAAAATTGCAAATTGGATGGTAGATAACACCATTAAAGATATAAAAGGACAAAGGTAATAAAATAGTCAGGTGGCGGAATTGGTCACCAAAGTAAGCCGTCTCCAAGCTTTGTGTAAAAGAGATGAATGCCTAATTTGAAAACTACTTACAGGTTCGAATCCTGTCCTGACTACAAAAATATGAAATTGAAAGGATAAATTACGTAATAGTCCAATCAATCAAGGGTTAACATCTCAAATGGTATGGATTTAGCGGTCCAAAGAGTATGGCAGGGGTTAACCATCAAAAACTTGGGAACGACCGATATGCCTTCATATTTCTTATGGTCAGGTGGCGCAAATGGATGACGGTCAAATAGGAGATAATATCAATAGGATGAAAGTATACAGGTTCGAATCCTGTCCTGACTACAAAATTAATAATTTAAATAAACAAATATGTTACCAAATTATCATACAAAATTAAATTTTGACGATGTCATAATCGTATCAACTAAAGAATTTCCGGGGATATTTTTTCCGGCTAAGATTGAACAAATCGTTGAATGTAATTTTATGGATAAAAATTCCATTAAAGTGGGTCGACCTGTTGGTGTTTACTATCAATATAATCTTAGAACCGTTGATTACGAAGATAACCCATTTATTAATTTTCCTAATGTAGACACTAATTTCCTTACTTGGGACGAACTAAATAGTTTTGACACTTTGGATAGGTGGGTTGAAAATATGGGTTATTTTATGAAAGGTGTGATTAAAATAGAAAAGATTGGATAGAATGAAGTTGGATATTTAGAAAATATATTCTCAAAAATCAAATAAAAATAGTCGGGTGGCGGAATTGGTTAGACGCTAAGTGTGGGTTCGTAACCCTTGACCGTCTGGTAACAGATACACAGAGTAACACTCGTACAGGTTCGAATCCTGTCCTGACTACCAAGTTAACCACACTAAGACTAGAAACGTGGTGACGGATCGGAAAGACGACAAAACTACCACGATGCTTCCCGTAAGATCAGCACTATTTTCAGTGGTGATTTCTCCACGTAAACGAATAGCCCAAGGCATAAGTTATGGTGGATTACCAAACCTATCCTTAATGGACGCATTAAGTGAAGTTTGGGACATAGTCAGGTGGCGGAATTGGTTAGACGCTAAACCATTAGAGATAAAATGTAGATTCTCAGTAAGGTAATATACTACATTATACAGGTTCGATTCCTGTCCTGACTACAAAATAAATAAAAATTATGGAAAGATTAGTGCTTGATTATACTCATTGTTCTGAACCAGAATGTTGGGAACATAATATTCCTTTTGAATATGAATCAAAAGAGAAATTTATATTTGATGTGATTGAATATCCAATGTTACTTAATTCTCTAATTGAATGTGTATATGAATGGATGTTGGATCCGGCTTATGAACATAAGATAGAGTTATTAGAAAATATTGATCAATATATTTTTACATTAGATGAATGGTTTGAAAAAAATAAAAAAATATGAAAGAAATACTTGAAAATAAAGATGTTGGTGATTACGTACATGTTGATGGTTATACATCAATGGCACAACAAAACTTCCGTAAAACATCTATAATTGGAGTTGATTATAAATTTGATCCTGATACAGGTGATAAATTTAAAATTCTTCAGATTGATAATGGTGAATGGTTTGATAGCCGGAATGGTGGTTGTTACTCAAATGAAAACTCAATGTATTATATTGAATAGTTATTTAGTCAGGTGGCGGAATATAGACGCAGAAGTTAGAAGAGAGGGATTATCAATGTTGGTTAGTGGATTAATTACCTTGTCTAATGGATTAAATAACACACACCAACTATTATGTGTTATACAGGGTTGTATCCTGTCCTGACTACACTAATTAAGCTAGTTTATGAACAGCCTTTGAGGTGAGATGCTCTCATTAGAATGGAAGTCAGGTAACTTAACTGGTAAAGGGGGTTGCGATAGTTTCCGTTACAGGTTCGAATCCTGTCCTGACTACAAAATTAACTGAGGAACCGAATAAGAAAGTAGGTAATAAGGTGTGGGATAGTTACGAATAACCACGATGGAAATTGGGATTATAACTCAAGCGTAAATAGGTTATAATTAGTAAGTTAATTTTTTAAATAGTCAGGTGAGCGGAATGGCTATCGCACTGCAAAAACAGTTCTTATTTCGACATAAGATAACCAAGTGAAAGGCACTATACAGGTTCGAATCCTGTCCTGACTGCAAAATTTTTTTTGTTATTTAATATATTTTTTGTATTTTTGTATCCTAATCAAAAGACAATATGAAAAGAAAGACTATAAATGTGGATTTAGTGAAAGAAAAGGTTAATAAGTTATTATCTAATCCAAACATTATAATGGAGGAGAAATTGGGTGTAATAACAATGATTGAGTATGTATTACATGAAACCAACAATTATAATGGTTTTATGTATTTAACACTTAATAATGGTGAGGCTCCAAAACTTGGTACTGATGAATGGGTAAGTAGGAAATATTTTTAAAAAAGATTTGGTGGATTAAAATATTATACATATCTTTGTATTCCAATAATAAAAAAAGATGGAAAAATTAAGTAAAAAATATAAGACCTATTCTATAACAATGTACCGTAGAGGTATGGAGTTGGAAGTGATATGTGTAACCACAAGTAAGAAAAAATTTGCCGCGTTATGTGATATGCCCATCTCGAATGTTAATAACCATGGTTACTCATATGATTTACGTTATCCAATCTGTAATGAAAATCCAGATAAGTTATACGCAAAACCAGGAATGGGTGGTGAAATAATGTATATCACAGAAAGAGGTGTGATAAAACCGTTGGAGGACTACATTAAGTTAATTGTCGAACATAGGGAAAAATATAAATCGTATAAAGATTATTTAGAAAAAACAAATCAAAGATAAAACAAATAGTCAGGTGGTTTAAAGTTGGTTCGACTCCAAGATAGGATATGGTATCGTTGCGATTGGAAATTTACAGGTTCGAATCCTGTCCTGACTACTGACACGCACGGCAGCCGAAATGTAAAAGCGCTCAATGATTAGGCAATGCGAACGAACACACGGTCTACCTCACAGTGCGTAGGTAAGCTTCAAGGATCGTTGACAGCTCGGAATAGACGAGCAAATTTAGTCAGGTGGCGGAATTGGTTAGACTCGCTAATATAGGTATCGAAAGATAGACGATTCTACTCCGCAGGGTCATATTAGTCTATCCTAAAGTGATATGAGTAGACGCAATAGGAGTTACAGGTTCGAATCCTGTCCTGACTACAAAAGTGTTGAGTTCAAATCCCAGTAGGGAAGTTTATAAAGTATCTAAATAATAATTTAATTTAAAAACAAAAAAATAACTTACGAAGATGAAAAGTTCAAGTAGTATCATTAATAGACAAAAAGAAATAGATAAGTTAAGAACAGAGTTGGAAACAATTTTAGCTAAAACTAAACACTTATCTAAAGGTGAAATAGGAACAAAAGGATATAATAAGGTTATAGACGAATTGAAAAATAAAATATTAGAACTTGAACAGAGAACTAAATTAGATAGGATTAAAATTGGTGAAGGTGTGGATGATTTAAGTGATAATAGATTTAAAAGATATAAATGATATTACTTCTACCGTTTTGCAGCTACCAGAAGGGCGGGATTTAGAACGATAAACTTTAAATAAAAATAAAATTATGGAAAATAAATGTTATCAAGCAACTAATGAAGATTTACGTGAATCAGATTTAGAACATTACGAAAAATTATCAACAGAATGTCATCATTGGTCGAGTGGTATTCCAAGAGCAATAAACTTTTACTATGATTATAAGAGTATGAGTATATGGGAAAAGATAAAATTAGCATTTAAGAAATAGTCAGGTGGCAGAATGGTAGATGCATGATGATAAAGTAGGGTTCGGATGTACTCGGAGGAAATTGATTCAGTTAGGTGTACAACTAATACAGGTTCGAATCCTGTCCTGATTACAAATCTCAGGAGTAATTAATCTGAGACTGAGTGATTCGAAACACTCGATTGATTATGGTGTAATGGCGCACAACACCCCCCGCTGAAGTTCGAGTCTTCAGATTAGGTACGGTAACCAGGGGAGTAAGATTAAGGTTCGAATCCTTTTTAATCGGCAATTGGTAGTAAAATGCGTAGGTTGATAAGCGTGGAGAGACGTGACGCAAGGGTACACACTAAGGATAGGTAGTAATACCCAACTCTCTAATGGTGTGTGAAGCTGGGCCCAAACTTATGGTCGCTAGGCGGGATTCTTGATAAAGTCAACCACTACCTTTTACATGTTGGCTATAGCTCAGTTGGTTTAGAGTGCTTGATTGTGGTTCAAGAGGTCACGGGTTCGACTCCCGTTAGTCACCCAAATAGGTTGGGATCCCTAGTGGTAGCGGCGTTAATCATGATAATCAAGCCACAAGTATCTAGTAAGAAGTGACAGATGGGTTCGTCACGACCTAAAAATATTTTTTTGTTAATATGGTATTTTTATGTATATTTGTATTCCAAACAATAAACATATGATCAGACTAAATACAAATTTAAATAATTTAAATCACAGAGAAATTAGAAGAATTGTTGATAAAACAATAAGATATAGTGTATTTAAATTTGGAATTAACAAAAGAAAAGGATGTTGTACTGTTGTAGTTAAGAATCAAAGTAAAAACGCCGAAATTCAAAATTTTGGTGAGTATAATCCTGATACTAATACTATTTATATCTTTAAAAACAATTGTAAGAATGTTAAAGATGTAATTGAAACAACATTACATGAATATGCCCACACATTACAACCAATTGTAAGTAGGTATTATAAAATGTTAAAAACACATGGATATGAAAAGCATCCAATGGAAATCGAAGCAAGAAAACATGAAAAATATTGTAAAGAAGCTTGGATTTTAATAAAATAATTATTAGGTTTGTACCTATTAAATGGAGAGGTGGCAGAGCGGTCGAACGCGGCGGTCTTGAAAACCGTTTTAGGGGAGACTCTAACGGGGGTTCGAATCCCTCCCTCTCCGCCAAGTAAAGAGAACCGTGAGTCCGCGGATGGAAACAACCATAGGACGATCAAACGTCATACTTTACTTAAGACCCCACGATTAACGAAAAGTACTTGTTCGTTATGGTGTGTGACCCTGACTTGAAGGCTTCAAGGCTATGGGGGAGGTAACACAGAGTGAAACTTGTATAATCTTTCATGAACGAGATTAATTGATTGGGTGAAATTCCGTCAGGTACATTGGAATCTCAAATTAGAAGAGTTCCCCATTATGGATTAAGGGGGTAAGGGGCTTTAATTAGTCGTAATAGAATCCACAAGTCGTAAGAATACTGAACAATCTTACGGTACACACTCTTCTTCCGAGTGAGACTCACCACGTAACTTTGGGGGTAGGGTGAAGATGTTCTGAGGATAGCACTGAACGCTATGTTGAAAACTCTATGACAAACCGATTAGATAAGTAAACATGGACGGAGTGTGAAAGTACAGACCCACCGTGGATGGTTACTATTGTCTAACAAATCTTAGACATATCGGTGTGGGATACTATATCGCCAAATCTAAAACTTAAAAGGTTCTCTCAAAATGGCGTGGGGATGATTTAGAACCTTTTTTTATTGTCACGTAACTCAGCGGTAGAGTTCTTCCCTGATACGGAAGCGGTCATAGGTTCAAATCCTATCGTGACAACACAATGTCTTCGTAGCTCAGTTGGTTTAGAGCACTAAACTTTTAATTTAGGGGTCATGGGTTCGAGCCCCATCGGGGACACTACCCTATCAAATAGTTTAATCCACGGGTAAAAAGAAAACACGGGTCCGAGTACCCGATGGTCTCACCGTAATTGTGGTAATCGGTGAATTGATAAAATATTAAGGTCGGTTGGCCGAGTGGTTAGGCATCGGTCTGCAAAACCGCTTACACAGGTTCAAATCCTGTACCGACCTCAAAAAAAATACACGTCAGTGGCCGAGCGGCTTAGGCAACAGTCTCCAAAACTGTAAGTTAATTTAACGGGGGTTCGAATCCTTCCTGGCGTGCAAAGGTTGATTAGGGAATGATTGTACTGATAGTTCGAGAGTGAATACTGACTAGTACAATCGGAGTTGGGAGGTATTCACCTAAGTAATGCTAATCGTAAAAACAGATGTCCACTCGACCATCTTCTGTTTTCCTTATTTGGGAGCGTCGCATAGCGGCAATTGCTGCGGACTGTAACTCCGCCCTCTTTAGAGTTCATAGGTTCGAGTCCTATCGCTCCCACAAAAATTGTCCTGTGGTGTAATTGGCAACACGTCTGGTTTTGGTCCAGAAGAGTATAGGTTCGAGACCTGTCGGGACAACAATGGTCTTATAGTTTAATTGGATAAAACATTTTGCTACGGACAAAAAGACGTTAAGGTTCGAGTCCTTATAAGACTACAAATTGCGATATAGCTCAGTGGTAGAGCACTTGATTCATATCCAAGATGTCAAAGGTTCAATTCCTTTTATCGCAACTTATTTTTTTCCAAATGGAAAGGTATTTATTAGTATGGATAAAATTACGATAAGCAAAGAGCAATTATTTAAGGTAATGCATTTAAATGAAGCCGAAAAAAAAGAAACTGCTGATGATATTGCTGAGGATGGGGATATTGTTGATATGATTTCAACATTACTTCATTCAAGAAGTCAGACTCATGTATTTCATTGGCAAACAAAATCACAATCATCATTTGCTGAGCACAAAGCCTTACAAAAATATTATGAAGGATTAGATGGATTAGTTGATGGTATTGTTGAAAGTTACCAAGGTAAAAACGATTTGTTAACAGGTTATAAAACGATTAAAATGGTTGATTATAAGTCAACAGAACAACTAATAACTTACTTTAAAGGATTAGATGATAATATTGAAAAAAATAGAAAATCGGTTAAAGAGTCTTTTATTCAAAATCAAATTGATACTGTTCAGGAATTAATTTATAGTACTCTTTATAAATTGAGATTCTTAAAATAAGATAATTTTTTATTAGAAATAATTTATCCCTCTGAGTTTGAAATTCAGGGGGATTTTTTTATATTTGAATTTAAGAAATTAAAGTATGTTAAAGAGAAATAGAAAATCATTTCAAAAAATTGTTAAAGAATATAAAGACGCCACCCCATACGAAATATGGGAAGGAGTTAGAGATAATTTCATCTTTGGATTTATAGGTGCAACCTTGGTTGTGTTCATTGCAACCAAGACAGATTTGGCGGTATTGTTAGGATATATTACCTACTATTTTTTTATGGGTAAGATTGTTAACAGACCAAAGTATGTTACCGATTTAGGTAAGATGATTGTGTTTCCAATACCGTCCGCTCTCGGAGCATTTACAGGATATAAATTAACTTATGTCCTATTAGAATTAATATAAAAAATTATTAGTGTTCCAAAACTCTATTTTTTTATTAATTTTGGAACACTAATAATACAAGGAAGGTTACCCAAGTTGGTGAAGGGGTCAGTTTGCTAAACTGATAGGATGTAAAAGTCGCGAGGGTTCGAGCCCCTCACCTTCCGCATAGTTTGACAAAAAGAATTTTAAAAATTATAATTAATACATGGAAAAATTATCACACGTAGGAAACAACATTGTAGGTTCTGAAATCATCAAAATCTCTCAACAAATCAAAGAAATTTCAAAAACAAAAAAAGTCCAAAATTTAACAATTGGTGATTTTGATTCAAGCATAAATCCAATCCCCGAAAAACTTAAAGATTACATCATTGATTCCTACAATGAAAATCTAACTAATTATCCATTGTCTGCTGGTCAATTAAATCTTAGACAATCAGTTAGTGAATATCTTAAGAAAAGACAAGGTATAGATTATAACGAAAATGAAATATTAGTTGGTGGTGGAGTTCGTCCATTAATTTATACTGTTTACAAAGCATTGGTTAATAACGGTGAAGGAGTTATCTATCCTGTACCATCTTGGAATAACAATCACTATAGTTTTTTACATGGAGCGGTTAAACAAGAAATTGAATGTAAACCTGAGAACTCATTTTTTCCAACAGCGTCAGATATTGACATGGCAATTAATGATAAAACATCTTTAATTTGTATTTGTTCACCACAAAACCCAACAGGTCGTGTAATCAATCCTGAGGTATTAAAGAGTATTTGTGAATTGGTGGTGAATGAAAATAACGTCAGGTCATCACAAGTTGGATCAAGACCCTTGTATTTGTTTTTTGACCAAATCTATTCTGACTTAACTGTTGAGGGTTTATTTGTTCACCCATTAACGTTATGCCCTGAAATCCGTGATTATTTGATTTGTGTGGATGGTATCTCTAAATCACTATGTGCCACAGGTATTAGAGTTGGTTGGATGTTTGGTCCACAAGACATTATAGGTAAGATGACAGAGATTTTCTCACACATTGGGGCTTGGGCACCAAAACCAGAACAAAACGCAGTTGCAAGGTACCTAAATGATTATGATAATATGGTTGAATTTGTTAATTCAAAAACAAAACAATATTCAGATATTTCAAACAAAATATGTGATAAAATCCAAGAATTAAAAGATAAAGGATTCCGTATTGATTACCAAAGGCCTGAAGGTGGAATTTATATTTCAATTTATTTGGGTGAGTCTTTATCGTTTCCGACTATTGAAAGTTATATCAAATTTTTAATTAATAGATGTAGTATTGGGTTGGTACCTTTTGAATATTTTGGTTCAAAAGAAAACAAGGGATGGTTTAGAATGTCAATTGGAGGTGTAGACCCAAACAATGTTGAGGAAATTTTAAATCATCTTAATGTCTTAACCTATGAGTCATTAGAAGAAATTGGTTCTTGGATGATTTAAAAAATTAATCATCAATAATTGACAAATATGATATCTTTGTCTATACTTATTAAATCAATAACGAAACAATTACAAACAATTTATAAATAAAAAAAAAACAAACAATTATGAAACAAATCGTAGCATTATTCGCAATCGTAGCATTAGCCTCTTGTGGAAACGGAACATCAACAACTGAAGTTAAATCAACTGATTCTACCGTGGCAACTGTTGATTCAACATTAATAACAGACACAACATTTATCGTTGATTCAACCATTTTTGTTGAGACTAAGTAATTAGACCTTAATGAAACAAAAAACCCACCAATTGGTGGGTTTTTTTATTTTAATAGACCTTTAATTCTATTTATATTTTCTTCTATTTTTTTAGGGTCTTTCTTTTCAAAAGATTTTTTTAAATTTCTATATGAATTAATGAAAAGTTTTGAATATTCGTTTTTACCATATAAATCACTGTCTTTATCCTTTTCTTTATTCTTGTCTTTACCTTTTGATTTTTTTTCTTTATCTGTATTAATATTTTCTCTGTTTTTATTTAAATCGTACAAAGTAACTTTAACATCTGAATCTGTTTTACCTATTGTTGTTCCTTTACTAACAGATTGACCCTTTTGAACTAAAGGTGTTGAAATACCACAGTATTCTAAATACCCCACGTCACTACCATTATCAAATTTAATAACAATTTGATTATCACAATTTGAATTATAATAACTTGTTATTACACCCTCCACAGGACTTTTAATCTTTGAGTTATTTTCTTTTGGTATTACAATTGAACCGTATCTTGATTCTATATTATTACCAAAACTTGAATATACTTTTTCTTCATTAATCCCAACAGCGTTTAATATGGATTTACCAATTTCTCTTGCGAATGAACCAGCCTTTTCAGTACTTGACGATGTATTGTCTGAAGAAGTTTTTGGTTCCTCACTTGTAGATGAAGTAATATTTGATATGTGAACGTGGTTATCATGGTTTGGAAATCCAAAAGTTAAAACTGACTTAGGGTTACTTGATCCTTCGGCATTTTTGGTATAACCCATTGAAACTAATGCACTAACTAATTTGTCGGCATCAGCTCTATTTGAAGGACTAACGGATTTACCATTAATTATTGCAATATCAACAGCGTTTCCTGATGGGTGTCTACTTGCATTACCGCTTTTAGTTTTTTTACCATGGCCACTTACTGCGGTTGTAATATCTACTTTAAGACCAACGGACTTTGCAGCGACTTGAATATCCCGTAAAAGGGTGGTGTTAATATTGTCAGATGAAGGATTACCATCACCAATACTTTTAAAATCCACGTTATCGTATACATCAATGGCTTCAGACACATTCTTATTTTCAAGAATTGTATCATAAAGTGATATTATATCTTTAATTAATTTTGTTTGACTACTCATATAATATAAATAGTTTATTATAAATAAAAAAAAAACCGACTAATTGTCGGTTCTTTTGGTGTAAGTTAATCTGTTAACTTCAGGTTTAATAACCACATCAGATTTAATTTTTTTAGATTTAAATATTAATTTAAAAAAATTTACAAATATTTCTTTTATTTTTTTCATACTATTTTGTTTGGTGTTGATATCCATAGTAATAAATATGTAAAAATGATTGGAAATGGTGTAAACATTAAAACAACAAATAAAATCCTAATTAGTGAATCATCAATATTAAAATAATTTCCTAATCCTCCACATACACCACCAATTATTCCTGAATTTGACCTACATAGTTTTTTCATAAATTTAATTAAAATTTTTATTATTTAGTTCTTTAATAGTTAAATCATTATTTTTCCAACTTTTCCAATTTTCAAAATCTTTCAAATCTTCTAATGTTTTTTCATGGACCAAAACAAACCCTTCGGGAGCGATATTAGATAATTTTAACATCGGACCTTCTTTTTTTAAAATTTCTTTAATATTAATCATTTAAAAATTTGATTACTTTTTCTTTTATTCCCGATTGTTTGATCCCTTCATTACCATTTGGAGTTAAGACAAAGTTATCCAACCCCCAATCCTTCCAAGATTCCCCATTTTTACCCATGTTCAAATCATCAATTGAGACCCAATGAGTAATCTCAGGATGGTCATGTAGGTATTGTTTAATTTCAATAACTCGACTCATTTCCAAATCCCATTTTGGGTTCCAAACCCAAACATCTTTATTATACCAAGTACAATTACCTAGATTTAATGTAAATGCGATAGGTTTTTTAATAATCCCTTTGGATTCATAATATTTACCCATCTCTTCAAGAGTTGCAAAATTTTTCCAATCTGATGAAACCACAATTTCTGCTCCTGTTTCTTCCAAAATTTCGTTAAGGATGTTAATCGCCTTTTGATTGAAATTATCAAAACGATATTCAAGTGGTATTTCATTCATTGAGATGGATGTATTCCGTTCACCCCATTTTTTTTGTTTCTTATGTCGACTTCCCCATTCGGTTAATAAACAAATTACACCGTCATGATCTAAAAATATAACTTTCATAAAGCAAAGATAAGATATTTATACTTAAATACAAAGCTTAGTCGCATAAATTTTTAATGCACACATATGGACGATGACAGTAGAAAACAAAACTTGGAGGAGGGTATTCCAAGACAATTTATCCCAACTATTTCTAATGATAGCACTATTCTTCAATCCTTTTGGGTTCGATGCTGTTCAGTATGGACTAATCTTATGGACAGGAAGTTTATGGAAAGCCAACTTTGTGTTGTATTGTGTTGCGGTAGTATTTTTTGGATTATATATCTACTTTCGCAGATTATCTAAAAAACCTTAAAGCTCACTTAATTGTCCTGATTTGAATGCCTCAAAATTCGGACCTTTTTTCAAATAAAACTGATTACCTTTTTTGTCGTAATCTAATATTCCTGCTAATCTTGCTGAGTTAAATAACCCACTTAGTTGTCCTCTAAATGCTGATGGTATCTGCCAATTATTTTGATTTTTATGAGAATAGTATGGTTTTCCGTTAACGTCTTTTTTCTGTAGTGAACCTATATCAACTAAAAAATCTAATTTTGTTCCTTTGTTATCTGAGTCTAAATAATCAACTAGTTTTTTAATTAATCCAGAATCTTTTCTTTTAAATGTGAATCCGTAACTACTTCTATTTGGAGTCCAAGTTGACTTTCCTCCGTGAACTAAAGACATAAATTCAGGAGATTGTTTCATTTTATCAACAACCCTCCTAGTGATTTGATAGTTTATATCTTCAGATATTTTTTTAATCTCATTATCGGTTTGGAGTTTTGGTATATTATATTCTAAGTTAAAATCTAACTTTTCAATATGTAAATCAAAGTCAAGAGTGGTATTACTATCATCCCAACTAAATCCGATACTAAGAACTAAAAGAGAGGGGTAGTTAATATCATAATTTAAAACAATCATAACCGTATATTGGTCAACATATTCACCATCAATAGAAATGTTCATCTCCATTGCTGCGTGATTTGTCATATCATCATTAATATCTAATGGTAATAATAGATTTGGGTTAGAATACTCAATTCCGACTGATTCTTTAGTTTTTAATTCTCCACTCACAGTATATAAACCTTCACTAAAAAGTTTTTCAAATAAATCGTATTTTGATTTAAGAACACTTTCCTCGTAATTTTTTCTAACCAGCTCAATAACTTTTGGTGCTCCAAGACTAAAAATATCTTGTTCTCTTGAGCTCATTGGAGTGTCTGTCGCGTCATACCAAGTTTCTGTATTGGGTGTTATATGTATTGCTATCTTATAAAACTTATTTGATTGGTCAAAATTCTTTAATATTATGTAATATAATCCCTGGTTACCAATTGTATGGGTTTCAAAATAAGATGATTGACTTTCCATTGCGGTGCACCATCTTGTACCAGCACCATATTTACAAGATGCTCTATAAGTTAATGGTTTAACTATTAAAATATTCTTATCTTCAAATATTTTTTCCGCTCCTGATGCATCAAACTTATTTAATTGTGATTTTGAAGATGTGATATGTGACTGTATCGCATTTTTTAATCTATCAAGGTTGTATTGATTAATATCTTTAATTTCTAAAGATTGTTTGAATCTGTCAAAATCTTTAACAAGTTCTATCGCGTCGTCAATTTCCTCATTGGATGTGTTTGGGTGTAATTCTCGTAATACGAAATCGGCATATTTGAAATTGGTATCTGCTAAATCAGAAATACCTAAAATAAAATCCAATGTTTCAGGATATTCTTTAAATTTATTAGAGTATTTTTTTCGTAAATCTTCTTTACGACCTTCTTTTATAAGGATTGGAGTTAATCTCATATATATAAATATATGGGAAACAAAAAACCCCATCACAAGGACAGGGTTTTATGTTAAATGTGGAGTAGCGCGGATTCGAACCGCGGTCTTCCCTACTCAATAATAAATGACTACACGTTTAGGATAATGTTTGCTAACATTCCAAAATTCACAATTCCCTTATTTTTAAAGTGGTTCGGTTTACTGAGAACTAATCCTCCACTTGTTTCTTTTAGGATAGAAACCACACCCTATAGAGATTTATGTTCCAAGGTTAATATCTCCCCGACCTGAATATAGTTTTGCTTACGCTACTTCTACAAGCTCATCTTGTTTTACAAGACCTAATAGAGCCATTTTGTTTAACACGTTGCCGTATAATTGTTATTACCATAGATTTAAGTGATAGGAAACATCTCACTACGTGCCACCGATTACAGACATATGAAATCAATTGCCTTTCTACCCCATAAATTAAAGAACTTAAAAATCACTTTCGCCCCCTGTATAGACTTTCGTCGGATGTTTAAGGTCAGCCTTAACTATTAAGGGAGCCACCCGTGATTTGTTGTACAAAGGTAATAATAAATATGGAAATTCCAAACAAATATGGTATTTATAATAAAAATCAACGGTGATAATAATAGAAGGTAAAAAAGAAGATGTTTCAAAACGTCTAAAACAGAGGTTTGAATACGATAGTTCATTCATTGACCGTATGCTATCTGTAGACCCAACAGGGTACAAATACGTTGATTATATTGCTAAACAACTTGAAAAATTAATCCCACAACTTGCAGGACGAAAGGGTGGTCTTAATATAACACAACAAGATGCAATCAAAGACATCTTATCAATGGTTATTCCATGGTTTCATAATAATGTTAATAGAATAACTGAAGACGATATTTGGAAAGCGGAAACAATTTTTAGAGAACAAAATGGTATGGTACCAAATATTGAAGGGATTGCCAAATCATTTAAAGACATTGCCCAGTATGAAGATCCTGAGTTTATTAAAACTTTGATGGATATTATTGATTCTAAAAAAACCGAAAGAGAAAAAGAAAGGGAGTTAAAGAGTCAGGCTGAGAGATTATATGAAGATGATGATGTATTGGTGATTAGACCAAAATCATATGCAGCATCATGTTATTATGGTGCAAACACAAAATGGTGTACTGCCGGTAAGGGAAGTTCGGGTTATTATGATAGGTATGCCAATAGAGGTTTGTTATATTACTTTATTAAGAAAAAAGAAAATAAGAAAATGGCCTTATACAGAAATACAGAAGATAGAACAAATGAAGTCTATAATGCCCAAGATACTGAAGTAACTGTGAATGATTTAAGAGAGACCTTCCCAAATCAAAATGATTTAATTGACGATTTAATAGGTGTTGGAGAATTTATTAAAACACTTAGAGAGTTTTCCAAAGGTAAAATTGATTCTCGTGAATTGGAAGATTCTGACGAAGCAATTCTTAAAGTTAAACCTTCAGACCCATTAGGACAAAGTACAATTATAATTGATTTTGGAGACGATACAAAATTCTTTAAATCACTAGACATATCTGAAGACGACCAATGGTTTTTAAATGGAATAAATTCACATTATGGTAGTTATGAATTTATGGATTCATATCAAGTAGAACAAGATTTTAAAGAAGGTTATGTAGTCTATGGTGACCTCAATAAAGAAAATAAGGAAAAGTTAAAAGAAATTGCCGAATTAATATTACCAGGGGAAGAATTTGATTTGGATAACGACGAATATAGAGTTAGATTATCGGAAACATTATTAAATTTATTTGATGATGAAATGGATTGGATTCTTGGTGATTATGTTTCCGAAAAGAATAGTGAGATGCAAACAACCGCTCAAACATCAATTGAAAAAGAAATTAATAGTTTTTTGGAATCTATTGGGTTTGTACTTTTTAGAGATTACGACCAAATTGCAACTACCGCAGCCAATTTATTAATGTGGTCCGCAAGATTACAACTACCAAAAATAGATATAATATCTTTATTTAATCAAATAATTGAATATTCAGGCACTAGACGACTAGGTGGTTGGTCTGAAGATTCATATGAATATCAAGATTATGATAATTTTGATTTAGTATCTTTTAATAACTCTGTTGAACGTCAATTTGAAAAAATTTTAGAAAAACTTGATGAGGATGAAGATGCTGGTGGAGAGAAAATTAAAGAGTTTTTAGGGTTTAGAGGTAGAATTGTTAAAAAATTTGGATTAAATAAATGGAACAAATTGCCTAGTGATAAAACTGTTTCATTTAAAGTTGAAGGGTTTGACCGAGAAGAAATGAAAGTTATTATTCGTGTTGAAAAACAATATAAAGGTATGAGACAATTAAAATTGTCTGAAGAAAATTTCAATAATTTATTATATTCCCCACAATTATTTGATTTATTTGAAGTTTAAGAATAAATTTCTTATATTTGCTTCATGAATAATTTAGAACTACTAAAAAACGTATTAAGCGTTCCAACTAAGACATATCAAGAAGAAAGAATGGTTGCGTTTTTGGTTAATTGGTTAACCGAAAATAATATTACACATTTTGTTGATGAATATCATAACGTATATGCAACAAAACAAGAATCGTCAGAATTACCTGAAGATTTTTATTTCCCATGTGTTATTTCCCATACTGACACCGTTCACAACATTGACACAATTAATATTAAGGAAGAAATGTTATTCAATGCTCAAGGAGAGGAAAAACTATCTTACAAAGCGTATAACGACCAAGGAAACCCAACTGGTATTGGTGGTGATGACAAATGTGGTGTTTTTGCTTGTTTAACTTTACTACAAGAATTACCAAATGTTAAAGCCGCGTTCTTTGTATCCGAAGAAACTGGTTGTCATGGTTCACTTAAAGCGAGTAAAGAATTTTTTAAAAATGTTGGGTATGGAATTCAATTTGACGCACCTGAAAATTGGATGATTACAGAAAAATGTTTTGGCCAAGTATTGTTTGACAGGGATACAGAATTTTTTGAGGCTTGTGATAAAGTTTTGACTGAAGGAATGAATCAAAATGATATGGAGTACATGGTTCACCCTTACACTGACGTATATGCCCTAAGAAGTAAGTTTAACTTCTCTTGTATTAACATTTCGATTGGATATTACAATTATCACACAAAACATGAATATGTGGTAGTTGAAGATGTTTTTAACGGAATTGATCTGGGTAAGAAAATGATTGAAAACCTTGGGAATAAATTACACTACAAGAAATCAGTTAATTACGACTGGAAAACTCGGTTAGTATTTTAATTATAAGTCGGATGAGAAATTATCCGATTTTTTTTGTCTTTAGGTTCATTGTCATGACCACATTTATGACAAATATATAGGTCATCACCACCATCAGAAATATCCCAACTATGTGGACACTCATCACATAAAACTTTACCGTCTTTAACGGTTTCTCTGATAATTCTTCTGATTAACTCTTTCATCAAATATAAATATATAAAAAAAGGGGGATTTTCATCCCCCTTCTTAATTATCGTCCTTTCTTTTGGACCACCACATTTTCATCCACTACTTTGATGAGATAAGTTTTACCCTCAATCATCTTACCTGTTAGAACTTCTTCAGACAATAGGTCTTCAACCTTATCTTGAATTGCTCTTTTCAATGGACGAGCTCCGTATAATTCATCATAACCAATCTTAGCAAGATACTCAACCAATGAATCATCGTATGTGATGTTGTATTTCATGTCTACAAGACGAACTACCAACTTCTTTAATTCAATGTCTGTAATCTTTTTAATATCCTCTTGAGATAAAGAATTAAATACGATTGTATCATCAATACGATTTAAGAACTCAGGAGAAAAGAAATTCTTCATTTCTTTCATTAACATTTGTTTCTTAGCTTCTTCATTACTATATGCGTTTGAAGAGAAACCAATACCTGTTCCAAATTCTTGTAGTTTCTTAACCCCTAAATTTGATGTCAAGATAATCAAGGTATTCTTGAAGTTAATCTTACGACCTAAACTATCTGTCACATGACCATCATCCAAGATTTGAAGTAAAACAGTGAATACATCTTTGTGTGCTTTTTCCACCTCGTCAAACAAGATAACTGAATATGGTTTGTTTTTAACTTTTTCAGTTAACAATCCACCTTCTTCATAACCAACATAACCCGGAGGAGCTCCCACTAATTTAGAAATACTATGTTTCTCTTGGTATTCTGACATATCCACACGGATAAGTGAATCTTCAGAACCAAACATTTCCTTAGCCAATTGTTTTGCCAAGTATGTTTTACCAACACCAGTAGAACCCAAGAACACGAATGAGCCAATTGGACGGTTAGGGTCTTTAATGCCCAAACGGTTTCTTTTAATAGATTTTGCAATCTTAACAACAGCGTTGTCCTGACCAATAACTTTACCAATTAAGTTTTTGTCTAAATCTAACAATGATTTTGTGTCATCAACGCTCATTTTGTTTACAGGAATTTTGGTCATGTTTGAAACAACATCGTATACGTGTTCCAACAAGATGGTTTGTTTTTCCTTCGCCAATTGTTCTTCAAACTTAATTTTTTCTTGCTCAAGTTTTATTAACAATTTCTTCTCCTTGTCACGAAGTTCTGCTGCTTGTTCGTAGTTTTGTTTTTTAACCACATCAATTTTTTGTTGTTTGATATCTGCAGCCTTCTTTTTAAGGTCTTCAATAACATCAGGAACTTTTAAGTCAGTTTGCATTCTTGCCCCAACCTCATCCAAGATGTCAAACGCTTTGTCAGGAAATTCACGGTCAGTGATATAACGGTCTGCCAACTTAACACAAGTTTCAATAACCTCATCACTGTAATTTACCTTGTGGAAGTTTTCGTATTTGTCACGAACATTCTTAAGGATTTGAATTGTTTCATCAACTGATGATGGATCAACAATTACTTTTTGGAATCTACGTTCTAACGCTCCGTCTTTTTCAATGTTCTTACGGAATTCATCCAATGTGGTTGCTCCAATACATTGAAGTTCACCACGAGAAAGTGCTGGTTTAAAGATGTTTGAACCATCCATTGAACCTGAAGAATTACCTGAACCAACCAAAGTGTGAATCTCGTCAATAAACACAATGATGTTTGGATTCGCCTGAAGTTCTTCAATAATCACTTTCATTCTTTCTTCGAATTGTCCACGGTATTTGGTACCAGCAACAACTGAAGTTAGGTCAAGGTTAACAATACGTTTGTCAATTAAGTTACGAGGACATTCCCCATTAACAATTTTAATTGCCAAACCTTCAACAAGAGCAGTTTTACCACAACCAGGTTCACCAATAATAATTGGGTTATTTTTCTTTCTACGAGATAAAATCTGAGCAATTCTCAAAATCTCTCGGTCACGACCAATAACAGGGTCAAGTTTACCCGCCTCAGCTAATTTATTTAGGTCTCTACTGAAGTTGTCTAATACAGGTGTGTTTGAATCTGCAGATGATTTTGATTTTTTACTCATCATTTTGTCGTCATCGTCCATTAAGTCGTTCATATATTTTATAGATTTTTTACAAAGTAACAACAAATTTTATACATCTCCAAATAATTTGTCAAATTGTCAGTAATATTTTTTTATAATGACATAATGTCATATAATATTTGTTTTATCTGAAAAAATGACTTATATTTATCAAAGGAATAAATTTTGATACCACAAAGATATAAAATAAATTTACAAAAACAAAAAAAATATGTTTAACAAAAGAAACTTTAATTTTAACTTTGACGAGTTAATAGCTCGTTATGAAAAAATGATGGAAGATTTCCATAAAACGGATTGGTCGGAAAAAAGTTATGAATCACCTGATGGTTCATATAAAGTGACTAGTTACTATAAGGTATTTGATTTATCAGATTTAGACAAGTCAAAACAAATGAGTAAAGAAGAATACCTTAAGATTAAACTTCAAAGGGCAATTGAAACTGAAGATTTTGAATCAGCAATTAAATTGAGAGACCAAATTAAAAACTTAGAATCAAATCAAGAAGAAATTGAAAAAGTTGAACTTGAATTGAAAAAAGCAATTAAGGAACAAAACTTTGAAATGGCGATTGAACTCAGGGATGAATTAAAAAAACTGAAGTCTTAAATGAAACCCTCACCAAATGGTGGGGGTTTTGTATTTATATACATGAAGCCATTTGAAAAATTCTTAAATGATACGTTAGGAACCAAAGAATTACTTGAAACTTATCTTGAATTAAGACAGGAATTCCAAAGATTGGGATTTAGTGAAAATGATTTGGAAAAACCACCAACGTATTCTCCAATGATGATGAGATTATTTCACAAATTTGGAGACACTCAAAAGGCTTTATTTAATCAAGTTAAAGATTATGGTTTTGATATTACATTTACTGAGTTAATGAACTATATGAAACCATTAATGGAAAAAATAAATGAATTAACCCCACTAGAAAAAAATGGCAATATTAAAAGAAGAAATCAACGGGACGAAGATTAAAAACGAAATTAAATCGTCAAACATTAAATCAACTGAATACGATACTGAAACAAAAGATTTAGTTGTTGAATTTAATAACGGAGCAAAATACAAATACGA